TTACCGAGGGTTTGCAGTTCAGGTTGTGGACTATGGTCCAGGTTGCCGAAGCCGAGGCCTGAGTGTGGGTATAGGTCCCGTGCGGAGACGACAGGCCGCCAGTGCTTACGGCAATTTGCCTGTTACTCTGGGTTACTGTTATTGGGCTCATCTTGTCACCTCTGCGCTGAGCTCAAAATCACCTTTAAGCAACTTTTCAACTAGCCCTTCCGCACTTTGAATTTCAAGGTCGTATACGTATTTCCCCGCTGGGATAGCAGAAAGTGCCGATGAGGAAATAGTCATCCCAATCGTTCCAGTATTGGCAGTAATTGACAATCCGCCTGTATTTGTGAGGATAATATCTGGATACTTTGACCCAGAAAAACGACGAACATGCATTCTGGCAGTGTATCCGCTTAAATTTACCGCACTTCCAGCGTCATTGGTATACACAATCGTGGCGGTATACGTGCTTCCTTGCTCGGCTGAGATGTCGTATGTCTCCATGGCTAGATTATAGCCTGCGGAAACCGCCTACTCTATGGGCTTATTTTCTACGGGACCCCTAGGTGGATTACTGGTCGTACCGAGTACCCGCGCTAGGCATCGGGGCATTCGCCTAGGCTTACGCCCTATTTTCTGTCATTTGGTCCTAAGGGGCATTGGTGAAACTGGCCTTAGGGCACATGATCTATCTGGGCAGTAGTTTGTTTTTGAGACGTACACGCATTGCTTGCACATGGATGCAACAGACTTCTCGTGCAGCATAAGCCTCTCGCTAGCCATAATCAAAGAAACCCCTACCCCTATTCTGCGAGTTATTGTTTCCTCAAGCCAGGCTAGGTCGTAATCTTTTACCGGCACACCACCAAGCCACCGCTCCTTCATCCAGTGATAGGTACGACCATACTCAGTTGCAAAGTGAAAAATTGCATTTGGGGACACCTTGACTCGATCTGACCAGGCTTCAACAAGGCGCCTAAAACGCTCTGTTCTCTGGTCAAACGCGTATTGCCTTGGGGGGCCGTTTCTGCTCATGGTCTAATCCTATGTGATCTTGGGCAGATTTGCAACTTGCCGTCAAGATCAGATTATATGATAGTATCCCTTCATGGCACAAGTTGGACGACGAAGCAACGCTGACCGCGACATCCTCATGACGCGCATAAAAAATATGCACCTTTCTGGTGTTTCCATTGAGGAGATCGCTGGGGTTGTTCAGCTAAGACCAGATACTGTCAGGAAGCACCTTGCCGCAATACGCAAGCAGTGGGTTGAGGAGGGAATAGGGACGGCGGAGACAAAGGTTGAACTGCTTGAGCGCGCTAACCACATTGCAAAGATGGCCTCTAGCGGGCACACAAACGCTAAGGGCAAGTCGTACAACGGAGAGGCAGCTTTCCTTAAACTTCAACTTGAGGTTATAGACAGGATCGCCAAACTTACTGGCGCATATGAGGCCCAAAAGACAGAACTGACTGGCCCAAACGGTGGGCCGCTGCAGATTGTCGTATCTGATCACCCTATTGATGTGCTTAGCCCGCTGGATCTTGCGGGCAGAATGAGAAATTGGGCGGAAGCGCTAGAGGAGGCAGAAGTTGAACAGCCAGATGTACCGACAGTGGTTGAGGGAACAAGCCAAAACGTCTGACGCCGCCTTCGCGGAATACGTCGGAAACCTTGTATTCCCAAAACACCTCCGTGAGATGGAGCGATTCTTAGACAAGAATGAGCGCGCCCTTGTGCTCATGCCTCGCGGACATGCCAAGACCACCCAGCTTATTCATCGAGTTGCTCGGCTGATAGGCGTCAATCAAGGAAAGATACGGGTTGGCATTCTTACCTCCGTGCTATCTGACGCCCTTGCCCGTTCTAGGGCGATTAAGTCCATTATTGAATCCACATACTTTGCTGAAATATTTGAGTGGGCACAGGGTGGTGTTGCTGGTCCTAAATGGACAGATGAGGTCTGGACAATCAAGGGTGCAAACATGGGCAAGGACGCGACCTGTTTTGCCGATGGTCTTGGGTCTATCAAGCCCGGTGCTCGACTAGACATCCTCATCGGCGACGACATGGTGGGCATGAAGGAGAACGCCACGGCGGTGCAGCGACAAAAGGCCTCCGACACTTACTGGCAGGTTGTTGACCCTATGCTTGTTCCTGGTGCAAAGCGTTGGTATATCGGAACTAGGTGGCACGAGGACGACTTCTACGCTGGGCTAAAAGAGAAGGGAACGCCGGTCATGCTTCGTCGTGCCGTTGAGGAGGGAAAGATTCTCTGGCCGCAGATGTATACGGTTGAAGACATGGACAAGAAGAAGGAGGAACTAGGAACTCCGATCTTTATGCTTCAGTTTCAAAACGATGTGACCTCAATGGGTGGCAACATCTTTAGGTACGACAAATTTCAACACATTGACAAGGCCCCAGATGGTGCGCGGAGGGTGGGGATTGACCTTGCCTCGTCCGCATCCGAGCGCAGCGACTACACGTCCTGCGTTGAGGTTATAGAGGACTCAGACCACAACCTCTATGTTGTTGGCGCATGGAAAGCTAGGCTTCCAGAGGGGCACAAGGATTGGCTGACCGGGGTAAACAAAGAGGGCGCTCTTGTTCAGGAGTCCGGACCTAGGCTGCTATGGCCAGAGTATCTACTGCCTCACGCTGGAAATGTTTCTGATAGCGCAAGAAACTTTGAGTCTGTGAACATTGAAGCCGTTCAGCACCAAAGCACATTCGTGAGGGAGATACTCGGCACCACAAACCTTCCGGCAAGACCAGTGCGACCCGACAAGGACAAGGTGACAAGGTCTCGGGCGCTGGCTGCTCGATACGAGGCGGGGAAGGTTTTCCATGTCAAGAACGCCCCCGGCATCAGGGAACTTGAGGCGGAGATGGCCGCGTTCCCGAACGGCGAACATGATGACCTAGTTGACGCCTTGGTGTATGCAGCGGACCTGTCTGGAACGAACTTCTACTTTACTGGAGCCAAGACGGGGAGTCGTTTCTAAGCCAGTCGTACGGTTCATCTCGTAGGAACAAAACCTTGCACCTAACCAGCCCTGCGGTACATCGTCCGTCAATGATTGGCATGTTGCTGCTCTCGTTAAATACAGTTTGCGCCGCCTGCATAGTGGTGGCGTTATCCCTGTCGGCAACGAATGCAATTGCGGCAACGACTAGTGGCGCAGAGAAGCTTGTCCCGCTACCTCTTTTTTCTTTCCCCAATTCATCGTAGCCATCAATTCTGTCCCCAGGAGCCCAGATATCAACGCAAGGCCCCCAGTTTGAAAATCTTGACCTCATGTTCACGTAATTCATTGAGGCTACCGTTATCACCTCGGCAACCCTTGCTGGGCTGGAGTTGCATGCGCTTGATGCTTCGTTTCCAGCAGCAACGACTACTGGCATGAGGAGCGCCAACTCCTTGACGGCAGCGTCCACAGGGGCAGAGGGGGGGCCGCCCAGGCTCATGTTGACGATGGATGAAGATGGGTCTGCGTTCTCAATCACCCACATGACCGCATCAATTACATCTTGCTCCGAGCCAACCCCGTTGCAGTTAAGGGCCTTAACGCCAACAACATTGGCTTCTTTCACAATTCCTAAATCGCTGCTAACGAACAGGCTGTTGATGAACGAGCCGTGACCGTTACAGTCCTCGTCTCCTATTCCGGTATCAATCACATAGATATCTATTCCAGACCCGCTGATGGATGGCTTCCTTCCGTCCAGCCTGCCGAACGGCTGGTTAATGCGATCCTGGGCCCAGCCGAAAATCGGGCCGAACTGTTGCCAAGTATAAGTGACCCTATACTTTTTTTGCCTGGTCTTTGCCTCGGCTGGAACTGCAAGCGACGCCATCATCACAGCGATTGCAACGAGTGAGACGAGTAGTTTTCTCATGACTTGTTTTTCTTGAAGAATCTTCGCTTCTTGCACCTTGGGCACATCAGCTCAACGAAGTTCGGATCAACGCTTACGACGCCGCCACTTGCGAGGTCGGCTGTCACTTCCTCGCCGCACGATGTGCATGACCAGAACCCAACAACCCGCCTAGTGTTGATGTTAATTATTCTGTATTGCCAGATGTCTCTTCGTGAGTCGGGGTGGCGACGACCCTCAATGGTGAACCCGTCCTTACGAAGTTCTTCAATGCGTGCGCCAA